TTTCTGAATGTGACTGGAGTTCAGACGTGTGCTCTTCCGATCTGTGTGAATAGACCCGCAAAATAGCTTGCCGGAAGGACCCTAAATAAACCGGAGGGGGTACCCCCCTATCCATGGCGGGCCAGTTCCTGCGCCAGTCTGGATCGGAAGATTGGACCGAATCGAGCTTCGTAGTAGCTGCCGAGGATGGTCTGGATTGGGAAGCGTGGTTCGTACCTTGGCTGCCTAGTCACGTAGAAAACAGTGTGATAACCACGAGGCAGGTTGCTGGTAACAGGTCGACCGCGGCCACCTGGGTTGCCCTTCGGCCGCTTACCGACGCGAGCCATGATGCCGTAGTGCCCGCTGATGTTGGCTGCGAAGAAGTCACGGGTGCCTCGCTTGCTGTTGCTACGACCTGAAGCCTTGTTGACGTTCTGGCTTGAACCTTGAACGGTCATGGCGCCAAGGCGTGACAGCACCTGCGTGTAGTTAGCGCCAGTGAGGTTGCCAAAGCTGTTCAGCTTCAATGGCGTGACACCAGTCGGCACGATGAACTGGCCAGAGCGCAACACGCCAGCACTTTGCAGTTGGCGCTCAGTGCTCTTTGGTTTGCGTGTGCCACCAGCTGCGAGGGTTTCAAGGTAGCGACCAGCAGGAACACCACCACCAAAGTATTTGAAGCCAACCTCCACCTGAAGTTTGCGCTGATTGGCGTAGCTGACAAAGGTGCTATTCAGTGTCCAAGTGGTCGGCTTATCGATGTAGCGAGGCGTGACCTCGCGCAGGTAGGCACGCGACTCCTTGGCTGCCTGAGTCATCGAATCAGCTATCGCCCAACCAAGGCGCTTGGTCAGTCGGTCTGTCCATTGGATCGCTTTAGGGATCTCGGACTTGATTTCGAGGTTGATGCTCGCCATGACTACAGGGTAAGAGAGGCGCCCATGTGGACGCCATCTCAAAGCAATGAACTACACGTCGATAGTCGTGAAGTCGATGCGCTTACCAGTCGGCCCGTCCGCATTGCGCGGATCAGTCAACTGAACAATCTCTTGGACAGTGCCCATCCAATCTTTAAGCCTGGCCACGTAATCGTTGCAGCTCAGCATCCCAACGTTGGTTTCAGCCAGCGTCAGCAAATACTCAGTGCCCTTAGTGGTAGCAATGCCACGCAACCATCCATGCAATGAGCGAGTCGACTCGATCACTTGCGTGAGGTGGCGAGTGAACGCTGTCACATCACCACGCAAGTCAGCGTCGTCGTTGTCTTCATTGAAAGCAACGGCATCGGGAATGTCGTGCTCCAAATCGATGATGGGCTTGGGCGGAGCAGGTATATCAACAATCCGTTCGCTGCTAGCAGCGGGCGGATTTGAAGAAAATCGAGACGAATTGCTTACCGCGTTTATTTGATTTATTTGCGCGGCAGAAAGTTGGCGTTTGTTGTCAGCTTCTCGTGCAACACGTTCGCACAATGCCTTGTTTAAGTTTTCACCGTCGCCTACACGTTGCACAACAGTTTTCCACGCTTGCAATGCAGGTCGTACGGCATCAGTTGAATAAGGCATCCAACTGTTTGAACCGGATTGTCGTGATCGATCAAAAAGTAAGCCCCAATGATCAAGATGACTTGGCATTGGGAGCAACTCAATTCCTTCTGCCTTTGCCGCATCGCTCAGCAAATACCAACGGATCAATCGGGTGGCCTTTGAAAGCGTAAGTTCCTCGTCCACTTGCTTAAGAAACTCACTCCAGCTTTGCCCACCATCATCACCACGAAACTCGCAGTTCTGATACAGCTCGAACAACAGCTTGCCTTGTGCTTCACGGGTTCCCTGCAGCTTGTGCAGTTTCATGTCGCGGCTAGTCCGTTCTTCAACGGACATGGGCGACTGCCAAACCGCAACGGCTTGGGCTTCGTTCAGGATGATTTCGGTCATTCGTAAGATGGTTGTGATGGAACGAGGGGGGAGTAATACTCCCCCTTTTTTTGTCAGCCTGCAGCGCTTAGCAGGTTTTGACTGATGGCCTGCATCTCCAGCAGCTCGCGATACCCAGGGTCGCCAGGCGCGATGGCGATGGGCTGCCCCTGAGCGTTGAGCGATGAGACGGTCTGCTTGATCCGGTCCATGGTCGGGCGGATCTTGTGGAACATAATTTCAAGCCGCTCAGCGTCCTGCTTAAGGGCCTCAGAGTCGGCCAAGGCCACGATGCCGCTGCCAGAGGTCACGCGCAGGTGGAAGACCTGTTGCAGAGCCGTGCGGATCTCCGTGATGAGTTGATTGGCAGTGGCTTCGGTCACATCCAAGGCGGAAGCGATGTCGGCAATGTGGCAGCGGCGATGACCGTGCTCCCAGGCGTAAAGGGCTTTGCCCCATGCCTTGAGGGATGTGCCCTTCTTGATCCGATCAGGGAAGTGCTGCGCAAGGTACTCGGTGAGGCCGTAGGTGGTGTCCAGAAGGGACTGGAGTTGCTCGCTGGTGAGGTCAGCGAAGGTGTAGGGCCGCTCGCTCTTGGAGAACGAGGGGAAGTTAAGGCTCATGATCGAAAACATGGTCGATGGAACGACGGAATAACAAGCCGAGTGGCTTGCGTGGAAATCTTACACCACGCGAAAAGTTTGGCGCGGACGCCCCTCCAAGGGTTGCCAACCATCCAACTTGCCTACCTTCCCTATAAGACTTTCCTGATTCCCCTCCGTACCCCCCTATACCCCCTATATACCTATTATTTATTACTCTTTTATATAGGTTAGAAGGTTAGATAGGTAGGAAGAACCCCTGCGGCACAAAGGGTCTGCCCTTGCCTACCTGCCTTCCTGAGGTTGGAAGAACACCCACTTCTGGGTGCCGCCGAACATTTGGCGCTTTTTTCGGTATCCCAGGTCTCTCAAAATGGACGCAACCTGCATCTGGTCGGATCTGGTCTGCCTTTCGACTGGTTTGAGGATCGCTTCGTTCAGTAATGCCTCGCTCGTTATGGGCTTACCGACGTTGCTGGGCGCACGCAGCCATTCCTGAATCGGCGCCAGCCATGGGGAGGCCACCAGATAGGCGCTGTTTTCGGCCTCTACGGCCAGTTGGTGGTCAACCCCCAGCTCATTGGCTTCACCGGCCTTGTAGGCGGCCACAGCGGCGCTCCAGATGGCATCCCGCTCCAGGATGAGATTCGGCACGTCGATCGGCTTCTGGAGGGTGCAGGTGACGGGGATGACCCAGAACCGTCTGTTGCCGGTTTCGTCGACCAGGAAGCCGCTATCGCGGTTGGTGGAGCCGACGATGATGCAGCGCCTGGGGAAGGCCTCTGTGGCCTTGCCGTAGGGCACCCGGTACATGTCGGTGCACTGGCTCAGGAAGGCCTTCACCTGACCGGCGTGCTTCTTGCTGGTGATGTGATCCAGTTCTGCCCACTCCATGATCCAGGAGCGGTGCAGAACCATCAGGTCATCCTTCGAGCTGATGTCCCTGAGTGCATCGGAAAAGAAGTGGCCGCCAAGTGCCCCCCAGAAGGAGGACTTGCGGGCACCTTGATCACCCATCAATACGCAGGCATAGTCATGCTTACAGCCGGGCTCATAAATACGTCGAACGGCGCCAATGAGGGTTTTCTTGAGCATCATGTCGTAAAGCGTGGGCTCAGCGAGATGAGCATCACATGGGCGTAGGTAAGTAGAAGCAAGCCGATCGATGTAGGTCGGCGTTACTTCGCTGGCCACATGATCGAGATATAGCTGTACCGGGTCATATGGATTTTCGTGGGCGACCTCGACCAGGCAATCGAGCGCCATTTCTTTGGGCACCTTGTAACCGGACTCGGCCAGTTGGAGATAAAAGCGTTCAACGCCTTCGGCTACCTCACCGCGGGCCTCGATCTGCTGCGTGAAGACGTTGTATCGGAATTTGGGCGAGCCATCTTTCTCCGGGATGCGGAGCATGTCGAGGAGTTGCTTGGCTTCGAGCTTTTCGGGCTTATCCATGGTGCGGACCATCTCCGGCTCCGCTTCAGTGGTTGTTGGCTTTGACCCGGTAACGGGCGGTAGCTGCCTGGTGGCCGGCTGCCAGCCACCCTGCTTGGCGAGGTTGCAGAGGTGACGGATGTCGCGATTGCCGTTGGGATCAAAGGTGCGCCAGTGGCGTTCGCATTCGCCGGGCTTGTACTTGCCGGAATGTCGCGACCAGGCATCCCAGTCAGCGAGGAGCGAATCGTCGACGGCGTGCAGGCATTGGCCGACATCAATCCAGTCGTTGTAATCGTCGGCGAGATCGGGGTTGACGTGATCGAGGTAGAGGCGCGCCCAATCGATATCGCTGCGTTCAGTGCGGCGTGAAGCGGGCGGAATGAGTGGCTGCTGCGGCTGGGGTTCCTCGGGCAACATGGCCTCGATCAATGCCAGCGGCGCTTCGGCCAAGGGCAGATCGGTTGGGGTGCGGCCTTTGAGCCAGCGATAGGAGCCCGTGATGGGATGGGCACCAGCTACTACGGATTGGCAACCTGACCAGCGGAGTTCGAGTTGCTCCTGCTTGCCCTCTTCATCGTGCTTGCCGGTCTTGAAGCGGCGAGTGCGGATGGTGTTCCAGTATTGCTCTGGCACCTGGTAGATGATCTGCAGGCGACCATCGCGACCGGAGGTGACTGCCCAGGACTTAGGGAGGTCGCGCAGGGGGATGCCGAGCTTGTCGAGGATCTCGCCAGCGGAGATGCCGTCGTGGTCAACGAAGAGCAGGCCACCTGAGAGGGGGCCGGCGATGACGCCGATGGCAACAGCGCGACCGGCCTGAATTTCGGAGATCAGTGCAGCTTTGTTGAGGGGATTCTTCTGCCATTCAGGTTGGTAGGGGCGTTTGCCGTGTCCAACGGCTACATAGGCCCAGGAATCAGGAAGATTGTCGAGTTCGCGTAGGAGTTCAGACACTGATGGCTCTTGAGGCCGTCAGAGTTTGTAGTCGGTTGGCAAGGTTGGCAAGTTATCTCAGGATTTCTTCTGCGTCGCGGACTGAGCGGGCGACGCCAGCGATGCCACCGGCGGTATGGACAGCACCTAGCCAGGCGGATTGAGCGGGCGTGAGGCGTCCTGATGGTGTCTTGACTTCGATGCTGGTGAAGACGGCGATCCTGGTGCCCACCATCTCGGGGGTGACGGTGATGGTGCGCCAGCCGATCAGGTCTGCGGAGCCACGGGCGAGGCCGAACTGAACGGGGCGGCCTGTGCGGGGATCTGGGAGTTGGCCGACCTGATTACGGAACAGGCGTAGGTCGGAGCGAGTGCCAACGGCTAGGCGAATGCGCTGCTGAATGTCGGTCTCAGCGTTGGCCACGCGCAGCCGCGATCCGATATGCCCAGCCGGGACTGTAACCGCGCTCCTTCGCGAGGGCTAGCAGTTGAGGGAGGGTGCGGGCGGTCTGCTGCTGGCGGCGGAGGGCGGTGCGCTCCTCGATGCGTTGCCGGACTGCTTCGCGACGGAGTTCTTGCAGTTCACCAGCCAGCTGCTGGATTTTGCGCGATTTGATCGGTGCGCATTGGGCACCACACACTGGGCACTGAGGAGCCGGCTTGAACGCGGCGAAACACTCCGGGCATGTGCGCACTGATGGCGCGGCTTGTACGGATCTTGTACGGACACCATCAGCCAGGCTCCACTCGCGATGATCATCCGGGAAACCATGACGGTGGACATTGCCGACGTGATCGAGCACCAGGGCGTGGTCCTTGCCAGGTGCAGGCCTGAGCACCCGGCCAACCTGCTGGAGATAGAGGCCAAGGGACTGAGTGGGGCGGAGCAGGATGGCACAACTGGCGGCTGGGATGTCGAAGCCTTCGGAGACCACATCAACGGTCACCAGAATCTGCACTGCGCCGGCGTCAAATGCTGCAACGACAGCATCGCGGTCAGGGGTGCTGCCCAGGAGCGTGGCGGCCGGGATGCCGGCTGCATTGAAGGATGCAGCGACGTGGCTGGCGTGATCGATGGAGCAGCAGAACGCGATCGCACGCTGCCCGCTCGCCAGCCGCGTGTAGTGCGCGATGGCATCCCCAGTCACGGTGGGGCGATCCATGGCGGTGGCGGCCTGATCGGCTGCATAGTCACCAGCACGGCGGCGCAGGCCGGTGAGATCAGCAACCACGGGTGGAGCGTAGATGCGAGCTGATGACAGGAAGCCGGCGGAGATCAGATCGGCCACTGATGGACCGAGCACCAGCTGATCGAAGGCGGTCCCCAGGCCTGCCCCGCTCAGCCGGCACGGTGTAGCTGTGACGCCCAGGCGATAAGCCGCAGGCCACTTGTCCAGGATTGTTGTCCAGGATCCGGCGGAAGCGTGGTGCGCTTCATCGATGATGATCAGCGACGGCTGCCAGTCCATCCGCGGCAGGCGCCGCACCAGGGTCTGTACGGACGCGATCCGTACAGGGTGATCAGTGGCCGGAATGCCAGCAGCGATCAGGCCATGATCAAGGCCGATGTCGGTGAGCTTGCGGCTGGCCTGATGGAGCAACTCACGGCGATGCACCAGGATCAACACCTGACGGCCGCGGCCTACGGCGGATTGCGCGATGGCAGAGAAGATGATGGTCTTGCCGCCGCCGGTTGGTAGGCATAGCAGCGGCGCACGGCGACCAGCCCGGTAGGCGTTGCGGAGATCATCGATCGCTTGCTGCTGGTAACCGCGGAGCCGCATGAGGTTGCATCTGATGGCAACAGGCTATAGGGTGCGGCAAGTCGCCACACCACATGGAGAACGCCGACTATCACGCACACCCAGCGATCTCAAAGTCGCATTTGGATCTCATTGCGCGAAGCCCGCTGCACTATTGGGCCCGCTACATCGATCCCAAGCGAGTCATCCCCGAGCCGACGCCGGCCATGCGCTTGGGCAGTGCCCTCCATACCCATGTGCTGGAGCTGCACAAATGGGATCGGGAATATGTCGTTGCACCCGATGGCATCGATCGTCGCACCAAGGTTGGGAAGGAGGCCTGGGCAGCATTTGAGGCTGAGGCCACCGGCAAGACCGTGCTGAGCCGGGATGATGCTGACCATGTGATGCACATGGGCAGATCGATCCTTAGTCATCCGGCGGCCGCAATGCTGCTCAACCTGCCCGGAGAGGCCGAGACCACCCACATGTGGACTGATGCTGGCACCGGGTTGGGTTGCAAATGCCGGCCGGATTGGTTGACAAAGGACGGCTCCATTGTTGTCGACCTGAAGACCACGGAGGACGCCAGTCCCGCAGGCTTCCGCAAGTCGATCGGCCAATGGCGCTACGGGGTGCAAGCGGCCTGGTACAGCTGGGGGTTGGAGCAGGCCACTGGCATCCGGCCGGCGCAGTTCATCTTCATCGCCGTCGAAAAAAAAGCGCCCTATGCCGTCGCCTGCTACGCCGCCGATGAGGAGATGATCCAGCTCGGCATGGAGACCGCCATGCGGGATCTACAACGGATAGCCGAGTGCAGGGCCTCCAGCACCTGGCCTGGCTACTCCGATCAGATCGAGATGATCAGCCTGCCCAACTGGTTGCGGCCGCGGTCTGATGGCAGCAAGCAACAACCACCTGAAATCGAGACCTACTGATGACTGACAGCACAGCACTCACCACCACCTCCAGCGGCTCAGTGTTCAGCGGCATCGCTGCCTTCGAGGATGCTCAGCGGATTGCTAAAGCACTGGCGCAATCCACGCTCATCCCGCCGCAATTTCAAGGGCAGCAGGGTTTTGCCAACTGCCTAGTCGCCCTGGAGATCGCCAACCGGATGCGGATGAGCCCTTTCCAGGTGATGCAAAACCTGCACATCATCCACGGCCGCCCCAGCTGGAGCAGCCAGTTCATCATTGCGCTGATCAACGGCTGCGGCCGCTTCGAGCCGCTGCAGTACGAACTGGCCGGCAAAGGTGAGGAGATGGCCTGCAGGTGCTCAGCGGTGGAAAAGACCACCGGCAAGACCGTTACTGGACCAGCCGTGAGTATGGCCATGGCGCGGGCAGAAGGCTGGTCGACGAAGGCGGGCAGTAAGTGGAAGACGATGCCAGAGCTGATGTTGCGCTATCGAGCAGCGGCGATGTTCGGCCGGCTCTATGTCCCCGATCTGCTGGTGGGCATTCAAAGCCAGGAGGAGGTGGTCGACATCGAGCCGGTCAGCGTGACAGAGGCGCCGGCCGCGACGGTGGCGGATCTCAATGCCGCAATCGCCCAGCCTGCTCCTAAACCTGAACCTGCACCCGAGCCGGAGAGCGATGAACTCTTCTGAATATCTAACTGCTGGCCAACTTGCTGAGCGCTGGGGCGTCCACCGCGACACCCTGATGCGCTGGCGGAAGGCTGGCAAGGGTCCGGCGTATTTCCGCACGCCAGGCTTCGTGCTCTATCCGCTGGCCGGGGTGGAGCAATACGAACAGGCCAACACCATCACCAACGACTAACCATGAGCTTCAAGCTAAACCTGAGCATCTTTAAGTCGACCAAGCCTGAGAGCAAGGTGGACTTTTCCGGGATGATGAACATCAAAGTGGAGGAGCTGGATGCTCTCTGCCGCTATGTGATGAGTCAGACCCCGGACCAGTACGGCAGCGTCCAGGTACCAATCAGTGGCTGGAAGAAGACCAGCAGCAAGGGATTGAACTACATCAGCGCCGTGGGTCAGCCGCCGCGTGACTGGGTGGATCCTGGCGATGCTGCGCAGAAGTTGGCTGGTGCCACTGATGGAGTGGTGCTGACCATTGATGCCGGCGACGACATGTTCTGATCACATCAGCTCGCATTCGAGGCGAGCGATTTCGTTGACGGCCTGCTGGAGTAGCTGCTGCTGATAGCGGCACTGCTTCAGTAAGGCCGCAGCCATCGGACCAGCGTCCGGGCTAGAGAGCAGGCTTCTGGCCTGCTTTTCTAGTTCAAAGCGTTCTTCTGTCGATAACTCGACGAGCATCCACTCACCGAACTGCATTGTGCTAGACCAGTGGGGTACATCTCACGATAGCAATGCAGTGCCCCAGGTGCTCCAGTAGCGATATCAAGGCGATGGCAACCAACAACCGCGACGCCGAGGTGACCGTGCGCAAGCGGGGATGCAATGCCTGTAGCCATGTCTGGTTCACGGTGGAGCTGCCGGTTAGTCCTGCAGTGGTCGGATGGGGGCGCCGGGTGAAGGGACAGAGCAAGCCGGAGCTGCGAGTGCCGATCGAGCTGGCCGTGGGCGAGGGTGCAGTGTGAAGAACTGTCACACGCCTATGGCAGGTGCCCCGCCGGCGGGGGACAATTAAGAGACAGGAGGCGACGCCCTCCACTCGGCAGCCCAGAGGCTGCGATGAACATGACCACCGCCACCGCGGTCCTCAGCACCATCCCGGCCATCGCCCGGATGCCCCGTAAGCAGGCCGAGCGTGGCGTTAATCAGCTTGGCTTTCTCGCCAACCTGAGCAGCAGCAGCACCATTCAGCAGCTTGCTCAAGGCGTGTTTTATGCCGACTCCACCTGCCGCACTACCGGCACTGTTTCGATGGCTCTCCGTCGCGCCACTCCTTGGCAAGCCGGTCAGTTGATCGCCGCAATGCTGCGGGATGGTCTCAGCTTCCAGTCTGAAGTGCCGGCATGGCTCAACCAGCACGCTCTGGAGGTGCTGGCCTGATGCCCACCCGCTTCCGCACCATCAAGCTGATCCTCTATGCCGTCCGCAAGCAGGGCGGCACCATCAGCTCCCACGATTGCCTGCACACCGTCTACCTCCCCAACGCCGAGCCGCGGGGACCATTCACCAGAGATCAACTAATCCGCTGGGCTAACCAGAACCTCCCATGATCAATCGAATCAACAACGCCATCTGCTTTCTGATCGTCGTGGCCGTATTCGCAATGATCGGCATCGAAGCCGGCAACCAGCCGGGCATGACCCACAGCGGCACCCAACTGGAGGTGCGCAAATGACCCCTCGCCGCTTCTACTTCACGATCAAGGAGGCCAACGTTTGTGAATGCGTAATGGCGCACAGCCTGACCGAGGCCAAGCTGATCGCGGCCGATGAGTGGTTGCCCTATTGGAATCAACTCGAATGGCTCAATCCCGAAACTGTTACCGACTTGCCCAATGAGTAATTCACCCGTCGCCTTCCAGTGGCGCACTGACCCGGAGGATCAAGGCGTCTATGGCGAAGGCGTGAGCAGGCCTCGCCATGGTGCTCGCACCAAGGAGTATCGCTTGCTGGTATATCCCAGCGGCGCTCGCCCCATGCTTTGGATCACACGCGCCGAGAATGTCGGTGCTGCGATCCGTTATGCCAAGAACCGTTGGCCATCCGCTGAAATCGAAGTTGCATCATGACCGACAACCAAACCATCATCCCGTTCCATCGTTCGTTCTTGCTTGGCAAGATCGTCCACATCGATAAGCTCGCTGAGCTGACCAGCGCCGAGCTGGAGCTGCTGAACGTCGAGACCCTGGCTTCACTCCAAGAATCTCGGCATAACTACGAACAGATCGAGAACAAGCAGACCGAGGAGGCCAGCACGGAGTTCCGGCGGATCAAGATCGCCGGCTACTTCCAGGCTGCGATCCAGATCGAGCTGGGCAAGCGATGAACGACGCTGCCCGTGCGCGCCTCTATAGCCTGCTCGAAGGCAGCAACACCTTCAAGGCTGGCCAACAGTCAGAACGTGATCGGCTGCGCCTGCTGATCGACATCCGCATCGATCAGTTGCGCGGCACGATGGGCATCCGCAATCGGGAGCAGCTCTGCGCTGAACTGCTTCACATCCGCCAGTACATCAACGAATGAAAGCCACGCACCTAGACGATCAACGTCACGAAATGATGGAGCACCTCTATCGGCGCTCCGGTCGCACCTGCGGCACCTACACCGGGCTCTGGGAGGAGTTCTGCCTGGACATCGGCGCGAACTTCAGGGATACCTACTATCCCGACCTCTTCGCCCGTGTGATCAAGGCCATGGACGAAACCGAATCGGTCATGACCGAAAAGCAGGCGCAGCAGGCCATCGAGGTCTGCCGCCAGGTGCTGCTAGGTGAGAAGTGGCGGTAGCTAAGCGCACCCGGAATCGGACGCTGAACATCCGAGTCACGGACGAAGAAGTGGCAATGGCGCGGCAGATCGGCAACGGCAACGCCAGCCACGGCTACCGCCTGGCTATTCGTTGGATGGCCGAGCGATCCATCAGCGGCATTCCTCTCAGCACCATGCTGCGAGCTGCTGCGGAAATGGCCGCCGACCTTGAACGTCAACCCAAACGAGGAGCACCATCCCGTGTCTGATCTGATTAATCATCCCCCGCATTACCAGGCCGGCACCGTGGAGGCCATCGATTTCATCGAATCGGTGATCAGCGATGCGCCGCACATGGTCCTGGCATACCTGCAGGGGCAGGCCTTGAAGTACATGATCCGCATGTGGCTCAAGGGCAATGCCCTGGAGGACGCCCGCAAAGCAGAGTGGTATCTCAATCGATTGATCGCCAAGATGGAGTCATGCGCGAACATCTCCGGCTGAATTGGTTCGAGTGGATCGCGCTGCGCTTCCTCGTGAAATCGCATCGCATCGGCCTGCTAGTGATCAAGCCATATGGCTCGCGGCTTACTTTCATTGCCAAGGATCTAACTGATCCGGTAGACATTGTTGAAGGTGAGCCGATCACTATGCAGCTGGAGCGGTTGTATCACCAACCCAGCTTTGGTGAGGATGAATGATCCGCTTAAAGTCCGGTCGGTTGCTATTGGTATGCGATCGCGCCGATCGGACATGGCACGCACGAATCACGCTCGGCCCAAAGGCTGAGCAGCAGCTGGATGTCGATACTGGCACCATCCAGCTGCAGGAAGCGCTATTGCGGGCGGAGACAGTCTTCCAGGCCGCACTGGCCAGCATCCGGCCGCGCGATGCCGGCGTGATGTGCTGGGATTGCCTGCAGTGGGATATGGCGAAGCAGCGCTGTGAGTTGATGATCCCGGAATCACGTCGAAGTGGCGGGCGCTACGGCGCTAATTGCGAGATGTTCCATCGGGCACTGCCAGCGCCAGACTGATAAAGGCCGCCCAGGTCGCCGTGTCCAAGCGTGAGTTCAACACGCCAATCAGAGAGCCGTGGAACGTCCTGATTCACCAGTCGCTGCAGGCTATTGATCGCCACAATCGGCTCTGGTTCGATTCGGGCGAAGATTGGCATCTGCAACAGGCGCAGGTGTTGCGTGATTATGTGGCTGGCCTGAAGACCTGGATCCATCGCGAGGAGGCGAGGTGAACGAACCAGAGGTGATCGCTCGCTGCGAACGCGATGGCGGCTATGTCGAGACGTTGTTCCGCGAAGGAATGGAGATCTATTACCGCAGCTGTGTCGGTGGCATATGCCGGTATAGCTCAGACCACTTCCAGGCCGAGATTTATCTTGATCAGCTTCTAGCGCGATGAATATCCCGCCGGTGGTGGTGTTTGGATTGACTTGGCTAGGCGGCATCTTGGTGGTCACAATCGCGCTCACCATGTAGCCAGGTGACTATTGCCCATTCGCTGAGTGCAGACCAGAAAGGTTGGGCGCGATACCAGTCCACCCAGGGTTTGTGGCCTTTCTGGCTGTTGCACATGAAGCAGCAGCTGACCAAGTTCTCGCGCACGGTCAGGCCGCCGTGTGCTTTGGGGATGACGTGATCGAGCGTTGGTGAGCGGCCTAGTGGATCGCCGCAATAGGCGCACTGGTAGTTCCAGGCGAGGTGGATCTGATCACGGGCGGAGCGCCGGGTGACCAGCCGGGTTTCATCAATCCGGTGCTGATCCACTTAGATCCGAGGGCAAGGGAACAACGTGGACCTCTAGGTCGAGGATGTCGTCGTCGTTGCGGATGAACTCTGCGATCTGGGAGTAAATATCAGCCGGCAGCTCTTCGGGATCGGTTTCGGAGCGCAGCAGCACCTTGGCGCTGATCTCCACGATGTACGCCCGCATGGGCAGAAGCCCCGGCTGGTTAAACGGTAGCGAGTGCGACCGCAGGTGCCGGCTAGGCTGCTCGCCTATGACTTACATCCTCCGCATCGGTCCGTGGCACATCGGACCGTTCGAAACGCACATCGCGGCGACCACCTTCGCCGAGCAGCACGGCTGCGACGATTACACGATGATCCCGATGGATGATCCGGCCGAGGCGCCTGGCATGATCCATCGGCTACGGATGGCGCCACTGGTCCATCCAATGAAAAGGCCTCAGCCGTCCCGCTGAGGCCAAGGCGTCTCCCGATTGACGCTAGCCCTTGCTGGCGGTGACGCCCAAATCTGCGTTATATCTTCCGGTCTGGGCATAGCTGCGATCCGGGCGGCCGCTGACCAACAGGAACTTCATCTGCCCGATCTTTAGGCCAGGCCAGATCGGCAGCGGGTGCATCCGGCGGCTGTTCTTCAGCTCCATGGTCAACCTGGAGCCATACCAGCCGGGATCGCACCAACCGGCTTCAGCATGATCCCAGCCTTCGCGAGCGCGACTCGATTTAAGAACAAACTGCGCGCCGATGTGGTCGGGCAGGTTGAAGATCTCCCTGGTCTCGGCCAAGAACCATTCCCCCGGCTGAATCCAGAACGGATCCTGCTCGGTGTGGCCGGTGATGCCCAGGATCTGCAACTCAGGGTGCCCCGCCACCTCGATCATGATGCGATCGCCCAGGGTCACGTCCAGGCTGGCAGGGTTCAGGTGGTCGTCGTTGTAGGGCGTCACCATCGCCTCCTGTTTGCACAGGCGAGCGATCTCATGATCAGGAAGCAACATCAGGCGTAATCCCAGCGGCGCCGTTGGCCATCAGCACGGCGACCGAGATGGATGAAGGCTGGAGCAGCGTAGCCGAGGCTATGCGGCCAGTTCTTGTCGCACCACTTCTCGACAGCTTTCATATCGGCGCCATCGATCACGAAGTCGACAGCACCGACTCCGGGACCGGAGTAGAGGTGCTCGCTGTTGGTGGCACCGCCCACCGATTGGTTGATCGCGGCCGGCCTATAGCCGGAGGTGATGATGATGCCCTTGCCAGCAAACTGCTGCCGCACGCGCTCCAGGAATGCAGCCAGCTCGGCAGCAGTGTCGACCTGATACTGATGCCGGAAACGCCGCGCTTCCTGATCCAGCGCGAACTCACCCAGCCGGATGTGCGGTGTGATCCGTGCGCTGAACGATGAATCGGGCGTCAGCCTGGCCGGTTCCTGCTGTTGCTTCGGCCGGTGGTCACCCCACAGCTCGCCTTCAGCCTTACGGCGCCGCAGTAAGCCGGCCTCGACGTTGGTGCCAGGGTTCCTGTACAACTCCATAGCCTTGGGCACTTGGTCCCAGACTTGCTCGCGCAGCACCTTGCTGATGGTCTCGAAGCCGGTTGCACCGTAGAAGCCTTCGCCCAAGTTGTAGGCGAAACTCACCAGCGCTGATCGCTGGTTGTCATCCATCACCTTCCAGTGAGGAATGGTGCTAGCCAGCTTGTTGGCGATCCGATCGACCTCCAGCCGCAGCAGCATGTCGGCCTCGATCATGTTGATCTTGTCGCCTTGTTTCACGGGCACGCCGCCGCTGTAGCGGGTGGTGCCATAGCCGATGGTCCATGGGGCGCCACCGCTGAGCGGATCAGGGTAGGCCGAGAGATGGACACCCTCGAACTGCTTGATCAGGTTGATCGCAGCGCTGAGGTCCAGCTGCTTGCCATCCTGGCTCCAGGCCTCGAACCACGGCCGATCACGCCGCATCGCACTCTGGTATCCATTGGCGGCTAGGTCCTGCTCCAGCAGGCTGATCGCCGCGGCCTGATGCGGGAGGCCTTTGTAATACCGAAACAGAGCCTGCAGCGTGATCGGTGCCGTGTTGGCCATGTGGTCAGCGACGCTTCGGGAACATGATCTTCAGTGCTTGCAGGAGTAGCTGGACCCAACTATTTGATTTAAGGGGAGAGAGGCCGATGATCTCGCTGCCAGCGGCAACGATGATCGCGATGATCGCAACGGTTTCAGCAGACATAGCAGTAGCGTCTGGCTTCCCGATTATGGGCGCATCTCCAGGGCGCGCACACGCTGATCGAGTTCAGTAAGTTGCGCGCGGGCATCGATCTTCAACTCATCCAGCGATTTAGCCATCTGCACGATCGTGGCCTCGATCCGCGCGGACTGCACCTGCATCGAAATCAGCAGGCCGCCGATAGCCACCATCCCAGCAGCCAGGGCAGCCGGCAGCGACTGGGTGAGCACCTCGCTCACGCTCCTAGTTTCGTCGCTCACCGGCAGCACCTGGCTCGAATCCAGAATAGCGATCGAACGGGTCCGGCCTGCCCTGCAGGATTGCCACCGCGCGGCGGTAGTAGTGGTTATCTGTCTTCCCAACTGCTTCGAGGTGGTCGCGTATCTTGCGCCAGTTCTCACGAGTGTCGGGATCCATCTCATTCGGCCTTCCGAGAGAGGCTGATCAATGTGGTCAGCACGCTCATCATGACGGTGATTGTTCGAGCATCAGCGTCATTGCATCCCATAGGCGTCGGATCTATAGATTTTCCTTGGGGTGTTCCGATCCAGGCCGCATACCACGGCCATACCTTCGGCAATACATAAAACCGACAGGATGCCCACTGGGTGCCGGCGATCAAAACGATGGCGGACGATGTGCCGACGATTGATCGCCAGAGCCAGGTCGGCATCTATCGGCCTTGCCCGCGCAGTGGTTTCTTGCCTCGACGGCGAGGTCGACTGTGCTGGCCAAATCCTTGGCGGCTTGTTTTCGGCGGACCTGGCTGGTGCTCAATTCGCGCGGTGCCGGTTTTAGAACGGACGGCCATCAGTTATTCCAGGGGAGACCGCCAGCCTGGGTGGGGGTGCGCTGTTCATCGATCCGCTGCTGGAGTGCAGCCTCGATTTCAGCGACCTTCTCATCGCCGCCCAGGGCTTCCTGTACCCAGCCGATCACCAGCTCCTCGGTGAGATCGGCATAGGGAATCAGATTATCGGGCTTCTCAAAACCAACACTGCCATAGGCCGAACTGTTATAGGTGCCGTCTTCGGCCAGGATCACATAGTGAGCCGTAAAGACGAAACCATCCTCTAGCAGATGCTCCAGGTTGGCGATCTTCCAGGTGAAGGTTGTGGTCGGAGTAGCAGCTTTGGCCATGACGAAGTGGATGGTGCCGAAAGTTTAGGCGTGGTGTAAAGGGCGGTCGCCCGCCCCTTAGTGGCGTGGACTAGGAGGTTTGGTACAGGTAGCGCTGCGGGGCAGCTTTGTCCTGTGTGTAGACCAGCTCTCTGTAATTCCTACCTCTGCCGATGGGTACGGCAATCGTCGTGGCGTAACTAGGAATGCGGATGCACTTGCCATCACCTCCGCCGCCAACAAGCTCAACAAGTTTTGTTTTCATGATGGGCATAGAAGTGAAGGGGACTTAGATGCCTGCCGCAGTTAAGCGAGCTTCAAGACTTTCGATTTTGGCAACAGCTTCCTGCAAGGCAGCCGTCAGCAAAGGCACCAGCTTGGATTGGTCGATGCCTTGGTAGATGGGATTGCCGTCATCATCCACTGCGTCCTTTTCGCCGGTAATCGCTTCGGGAACAACAGCCTGAACCTCGTGGGCAATAAAACCATCAACGGTTTGATTTGAATTTCCAATGAAATTAAATCTATGAACAGGTATGAGAACTAAACGCTCTAAAGCCTCCGTAAGCGGGGTAAGGTTCTCTTTTAATCTATAATCTGAAGTTGTATTGTACGAAGTTGAGGATCCATTTGTAGAAATCGTACCAATTTGTGTCGTGCCATAACGGAAAAGCACTATGTCGCCGGTTGTGGTTCGTCGAGCAAAAACGCCTGCCGGGTCAGAACTTCTGCTTGCTGAAATATATCCAGAGCCTATCGCAACACCAGCAATATCCGACCCTGATGGATCATCGCTTGATGTTTGAGCAATGCGAATAACACCACTATTTGTAATCCTCATCCGCTCCGTCGGAGAACTTGCTCCATCGGCGGTAGTGCTGAACACTAGCCTGCCGCTAACGTCGGATGTATCCCCAGCAGTCCCTACCTCACTGTCAACAGCACATGAAATTGATGCCGCAAGATTATTTATTGCTGAGTTTTGTGCGCCAGCAAAACCAATAGTTCCCAAGGAATCGTCTTGCTGGACGGCAGTAGTGCCTCCTACGGCAGTCCCACGGGTTCTTGCAAGCGTGATTACGGGCGAGATTGTAGCGTCTGTATTGTTGTTGGAAACAAGACTTAAATGGGCAAAACTTGTAGATTCAGCCTGAATAGCAGGGTTGGTCTGCCAAACCTGTCTCGCACTAGACGTGCCCACTAAGAGGCGACCTGAGCTGTCGATACGGGCGCGTTCGTTATCAACGGTATTAAAAATAATCGGACCAGCGCCAGTCTTGGTTCCAATTACAAGTGGATAAGAACCCGAATCACTGTAGTAGATTTCAGCGTAATTAGTATTTTGAGCCCTAAAGTAAATACCATTACTTGTTCCTGCTGCTCCACCAATGCGGACAAGGTTGTTGCCAGATGAGGCATAAACATCAAGCAATCCGCCAGGGCTCGTAGTGCCAATCCCTACACGGCCTGAGGAATTAATGTAAAGCGCTGAATTAGAGGTATTGCCGTACTGAAAGTTCCACCCTGTTGGATAATTTGTTCCGGTATCGGCAGCAACGATCCCCGATAGCGCCCTTAGGCCATAGGTATTTGAATTATTGGCGTCTTTGAATATGAGGCTGCCCCTGGCCGTAATAGTTCCATTAACATCAAGAGCGGTTGCAGGCGAACTAGTCCCTATGCCAACTGCGTCTGCCGAGGCATCAACAAATAGCAGGTTTGCATTTGTATCACCTTCAACGCGGAAATCGTAGTTAGTGCCGCCATCGTTGAACACCACCTCGCTGGTGCCCCACTCGACGCGCTCGACGCCGTTCGTGCTAATGGCAAACTGATCAGTTCCCGGCCGCCAGATGCCGGTGTTCAGGTCATCGCGGAATGCCAGGCCTGGAGCGGAGACGGTGCCGTCCTCGACGGTCAGCGTGCCATCCAGCTCGCGCAGGGTGATCCAGGCATTGTTTGCGCTATTGCGAATCTTCAGCAGGCCGGTGGTGGTATCTGCCCACCACTGATAGGCGTAGGTAGTGGTTGGCTCAGTGGCGCCACTGTTCTGGCTGACGATGGCCAGCAGAGCATTGTTGAGATCTGAACGAACGGCGGCGCCCGTGCCGTTACTGATCACATAGTCGTGCTGTGCCATCGAAGCTCATGCAATAGCGCAATTCTCGCAGGAATCAAGCGCCCTTGCCATATCCCACCGCACTCCAGGCAAAGTCTCTACTGACAGCTGTCCCCGCAGAATTTCGGAAGACGACCGTGAACTGCGTGCTGCTCACGCCACTCACCTCGAAATAGTCGCCTGTTCCCATGTTCTGAGCGGTGATGCCGATGCTCGGCAGGCTGCTGTTGACGCCGCCCAGGCCTGCGGTGCCAGTAAAGAACGGCTTATCGAAGGTCACCGTCTTGGCGCCAGCGCCGCTGCTGATGCTGCCCACGCTCTGCTCCTGCCGCCGCTGAAAGGTGGCTTCGTAGCCAAGTTCATCGATCAGGATGTTCTGCCCGACATCCTCGCTGGTTAGCTCCGCCTTGAACTGGAATGCCCTGGCCTTGAAGGTGCCGTTCACGAACTCCTGCCATGCCGACCAGGTGGGCGATCCGCTGGGGTTATCGCTTGTACTGCGCAGGTACAGCTTCGAGTTCACCCTGGCTGCAGCAGAACCATCCCAGTCGTTCCAATCGTCAACATCGCCGGTCCGGCTGTCGATCAGATCAGATGGGAAGTAGGCGCGAGTGACGAAGAAGCGCTTGAGATCCAGGCTGTAGGCAGCACCGAGGTCCAGAGTGTTATTGAACTGATAGGTCCCGCTGCTGGCGACATTACCCATAACATCAAATGCTGGAATTGCATCAAAATCAGTTATTGAATCCAGCAGTGTAGTGCCATCAAGCGTGAGTGCGTCATATTCATCACTGTAGAAAACAGTGGTTTTATTCCCTTGGAATGGGGGCGTGTCGGCATCTTCCCGCCTGGATTGCACCAGCAGATTGCCCAAGGTGTCGGGCAGATCAATGATGACGCTGGCTGCATTAGTTGATTGACGGCCACCATCATCTTCAAATTTGATCAGGACTTCGCCTTCGACCAGCGGGATGATCGCCTCAGTTGCGCTTCCTGATTTGGCCTCCACCAGGTCGACGCTATTTGCCCAGGTGGCCGAGCCATCGGTAAGGTTGCTGTGGCGGATATGAACACTGCCACCGATCTTCACATCTAGATCGACTGTCGGATTCCAGCGAAGGCGCCCCGAGTTGGCACTGATCGCCTCGAACGTCAGATTCTGAACATCGCCAGGGACTGCGGTCTTACCGACTGCGGCGTAGCTCAACTCGGCCGGCTGCGTGCTGGGAGTACGGACGCCGTTCAGGCTGTAGACCCGGACCTGGTAGGTCTGCGCTGTGGTGTCCAGGATTTCGTAATCAGTGCGCGGCACATTGACCGTTGTCCAGTTGCCATCCACTGGCCGCCATTGCACCTGATACTGCGAGACGCCAACCACTGCGCCCCAGCTAACGATCAGCTTCACGCGCACCTGACCGTTGCTTTCGTAGATCGTTTCCGATGCCGACAGGTTTGTAGGCGCCGGCCGGGGTTCGTTGACCTGAGTAATGTCGCGAGTCTGCAGCTTGAAGCCGCGCTCTACGTAGTCGTACTTACTGGAGTTGTACGCGATCGCAGTGACCTCGTACTGCACCCGATCAATCTCGGCCACTGTCAGCACGCGCCAAGTGCTGGTCTGCACTGTGCTGTTGCTCAGCACCCAGATGCTGTTGGCATTCGGCGCCGTACTGAATGCCGAGGCGACGGTGATGTTCGCGCCAGCGATACTGCTGATCGCTTTAGTCTCGACCGTGCCGTCAGGCAGGATCACCGACAGCGTGGCGCTGCCAGTGGTGACCAGATCGGTCTCGACGGTATCGTCGACGGTGATCACCGTTGTGGTGGCCGATGCGATCCGGCCACCGCGGCGCACACCAGCCTTCACTGGGTCAGCAATCTCGATCACCTGACCGGGGCGCACCAGCACACCAGCATCAACTGAGGTCTTGAAGTTGACCACCTCGGTCTCTTGCTGCTCGGTGTAGAGCAACCATTCGCCAAGACGGGCAGCCTGACCGCGGCTAGTACAAGCGAAGGCTTTGATATTGGTGGTGATCACGCCATACTTCGCGATGGCGTCCTTGTCCTCCACCACCTCGTAGGCGATGTCCTGGGTATCCAGATCGAGGTAGCTGACGATCGCGACGGTGTGCCTGGTCTTCAGGTCAGAGCCGGTGTAGTTGAAGCCATCGGCACTGACATTGGACAGCGTGAATAGATAGCTGGCGTCAGTCGGCTTGTCCTGGCTAATGGTCAGAGATCCAGTGCTCCAGTACGGCATCACCCGCATCACGGAGCAGAGATCATTGATCAGCTTGTACGCCTCCTCCTGGTTCTGAATCAAAGCATTGCAAGAGAAGCGTGGCTCGGTGCCGCCGAACCCGTCATCGATGCTGGCTGATGCGTACTGGCTGGCGGAGTAGAAGGCGAACTTGTCCAGCTGGCTGGAGGTGATGTGATCACCTAATCCCCAGCGGGTATTGGTGAGCAGCGCATACAGGATCCAGGCTGGGTCAGATGTCCAGGCTGCAGCCGCGAAGGTGCCATCCCATGCGCCGGCATAGCTGATCGCGCCGGTGGTCTGATTCACCGTGCCATTACTGGGGATCGGCACCTTGATGCCACGGATCCGATAGCTGCGGTTTGGGATGCTGCTGAACTGCTCAGCATCCAGGCGCATCGCCACCAGGGCGCTGTTGGGATACCTCAGCTTCTGCTCGGTGATCTCTGTGTAGCTGGACCAGTAGAAATCATTCAGCAGGTTGGTGTCCAAGCTGTCGGCAGTGATGCGCACCACGCGCACATCAATCGGATAGGCGCCGGAGAAGTTGATCTTGTAGTCCTTCTGATACTGATCAGCAGTGCGGCCGGCGATCGTGTCGCTGATCACGGTGGTGTAGCCGCCACCGTTGTATTGCACGCGGATTTCCAACTGAACGTTGGTACCTTTTACATCGCCTTCATCGGTATATTGCTCCAGCCTTGGAATCGTAATGGTCACTCGCATTGCGTTGACCGTGGTGTCGGTGACAGTCCGAGTGATTGGGGTAGCCTGCTCGACCTTGACCTGAACGCTGGTTTCGCGCTCTACATCAGAGAAGCCAGTTACATAGCTCTGCGCCTGGGTGCCATACCTGGCCTGCAGGGTGACGTTCTGGAAGTTGTAGTCAGCGTTCTGCGGATTGGTGGCGTCAGCACCCTGCCGCAGGATCTGCGTGCCATTCAGGAAAACATCTTTGAGCAGCGCCCGGTTGTAGTCATCAGTGCCACGGGGGTAGGCAGCGGCCGACGGAAAGCCTTCAATTTCGCCTTCACTCAACAGATCGACAAAGGTCGCATACTGCTTAGAAGCGAGGGTATCGGCATCGCGAACTGGCGTCCGACTTGGCGCGACAATCGTCTGCTGAACGACTGTGGTGCCACCACCGCCACCACCGCCACCACCACCTGCACCGCGGATCAGTTCGCTCATGCTTCGATCTGCACTGTGTCGATACCTGCCGAGATCACGATCGATCCGCAGATGATTTCACCGAAGGCCAAGGGCAACGGCACCCCAGCTCGGCTGGTGTTCTGAATACCGCTGAAGCTATAGGACTTCTGCGGATCCTGCTCGGTGTTGGTAGTCCCCTGCGGTCCGCTGTAGGTGCCGGAGCTGGCCAGCGTTGGCGTTGGCGTCAAAGCCTGAGAAATGCCGCCCAAGATCAGGGCGCCACCCAGCAGGCCAACCTTTGTGACAATCGAACCGGCTAGGCCAAGACCCAGACCTGGGATGAAGATGGCTGCGGCCACCAGTGCCACTCCAGCAATGATCTGCCCAACGCCACCACCAGCACCGCCGATCACTGGCACGATCTTGATTCCATTGCCGCCAGCAGGACCGTGCAGTTCCTCCATGCCCACAGAATGCTCGCCCACCAGCACGCGATAGTGGCGCCCTTCTTGGCACATATGCCGCTCGACCTGCGGATAGTTCGCAAGCAGAAAGCGAATCGCCTCTGCAGCAGAATCCACGGCGGCCATGAACTTCCGCCGCCCGAGGAATTTGGCCAGCTGCCCATACACTCGGATCTCGCGGAGCATGGGCAATCCTCAGCCTCTGATCAGTTTATCGGCGTCGCGATGCCGCAGCCTACGGCCAGTGCAGACCTGCAGCCAGCCGCCATACAGATCTCTGCTCGACAATCTTCCCCGTAGATGATGAAGGATTAACTGATCGCCTAAATAGACGCCGCAATGGTTGAGATCACGGCCTTCGATGTTCATCAGCAGGCCATCGCCAAACTGCAGCGGCTCTTCTTCCGGCAACTGATAGAAGCCAGCATCCTTCCAGAAGCCATCGAACAATGGCTGCGCCTCGAAGTCAGCATGGCTGGCAGGCCGTTCCCAATCCGGCAGATCGATGCCATGTTCGCCATACCAATCACGCACTAGCGTCCAGCAGTCGCTTACATCCCAGACCCAACTGCGGCCGATCAGCGGTGCCTTGTAGCCGCTGGGATGCGTCTCTGACCAGGCCTCGGTCTTCGGGTTGTAAATGAACCAGGGCAGGCCAGTGGTCTCGATGCTGATCAGATCAGCCTGGCTCGGATCGGGTGGCGTTACCGGGTGACTATGGAAGACCGCAACTACCTCGCCGGCCTCTTCCGCAGCGGCATAGTCCTCAGGACAGAGGACAAACTGTGTGCCGTCTTGATCCAGATTGCAGCAAGGCCAATACCGGCGACGGCCTTTGATGACCACCACCAGGCCGCAAGCCTCGCGCGGATCTTCCTCGGCCGCATGGGTAGCGGCATCATCTTTCCAGCTCATACGGTGTAAGCGCCAATGCCGGGGAAGCTGCCATAGGGCAGCTCTGCTGTTGCGCCAAACCTGAGTTTGCAGCTGCTGAGCCGCTTGCCGCAGACATCATTCGCCGAGCTGGCGACTGATACATCATTGGCATCCCAGTAGTTCGTCCCGGTGTAACCGCATTCTGTGGAGCGGTAGACCCATTGGCAAATGTTGGCGATGCACTGGCGCTTCGGCGCACGGACGCCCACCAGGTCAAAGGCCGCGGCCAGCTCGAACTCAACGATCTGCCGGTTCTCGGACGATTTGCGAGCGACCTTATAGATCTCACGCGGGAACTCAGCAGTTGGATCCGGTGTGCCGTAGGGATTGGTGCCACCTGTGAAGTTGGCGCCATCGATGTAGCGCGCCATGGTGCGGATCCTGGTCAGCGTGGCGCCGGTGAGGTCATTGCCTGAGGTAGTGGTATTCACTGTGGCCAGGATGGTGGTCACGGTGCCCAAGATGTTGCTCACCTTGATCTTCGGCCGCGGCAGGCTTCCCGTCCCGGTGTACTCAAAACCCTCAACCTCAATCGGGAAGCGCTGATAGCTGTTGCTATTCCATACCAACTCCCCATTGGCATCCATGTTGCTGCCAGCGTGGAAGCGGTAGACGGTATTGCTGCCATGCAAAGCCGTGATCAGCTGCAACTCAAACAGCTCGATGATGCTGCTCGGTGCAATCTTCTGAAGCTCTGAAACTGGTATCGCCATCGGTTACGGCTCGTAGACCTGAATGAATGTGGCGCTGATGTTGTTGAAGTTGCAGGATCGCAACGTTGTTTGCCATTCCCTGCAGATGTACTTCCCAGCTGATCCGCGTGGTGGTGTCCAATCAAAACTTTCAACACCGCCTCGGGCTTCGAGAAATGCTGTGATGTTGTCCCGTTCGGTATCGGTGCGGTTCAGAAACTGCAGTTGCCATTCCTTGCCGTCACGGTGCAGGCCAAAGCCGACACGGTGCTGATAGCCGTCGCCTGCCTCGAAGGTAACCACCCGCGGCTTGCTGACCTCGGTGGCATCAAAGCTGGGGGTATAGGTGAAGGTGGCCATTATGCGAGCAAGCCTCCAGGGCGCTTCTGAATCACAATCTCATTCTTGACGGCTTCACTGATTACGCGGCCGAACTCCTTGCTCTTAGCGCTGTCACCCTGGACGCTGGTGCCTTGAGCGTCAACGTTGACCACCACACTGACGCCGCCGCCACCGTTTGCAGCTTCAACGCCCAGGCGTCCATCACGGCCGCGGCGCAGGGGCATGATCGCCTCCGGGCCGGCTTCGCCCATCAGGCCAGTGCCTTTTGCGAATGGGAACAGCGTCGGCCGATCCACGATGCCGCCGCGGGCGAACTTTTGGATGCCGTTCTGGGCGAAGACGTTGCCCATGGCGCTGGGTTTGATGTTGAACAGATCCATCACACCACCGACTAGCGGCTTGATGATTGCCTGCCGAATAGCGATCCGAGTGATGTCAGCGATGATGCTGTTGGCGAGGTCGGCAAAGTTGGCCTTGCCAGTCATCACAAAATTGGTCAACTGATCTTCCAATCCTTGGAAGGTATTGACGACAGCATCGCCAATCTGTGCGCCGAAATTACTGATTGACTCATAGTAAGCCTTAATCTTGTCAGCAAAATTCGCACCAAAGCTATCCTCTTGCTCCTTCTGTTTCTTGTTTGCATCATCAAGTGCAGCAGCGCGATCACGCAACAGCCGAATATGTTCAGCCAATGCAGGATTGGTAGCAGCCAAAATGTCGAGTTGTAGCAGGTTGATCTGAGCGTTCAACTTTTCGACTTCGGTCAACGTCTTCTTCCCATTCTGAACTTCGCGAATCTTGGCGTCATAGTCATCCAGAGACGGCAAGAGATCCTTGAGGCCTTGTGTCAACTGCTGATTGGCTAGCTCGACATTGGCTTTGGACAGTTGGTTGATCAAAGTCTCCAGTGGCTTCACATCCATTTCGCCGCCAGCAGCGCGAATGTCGCGGAACAGTTTGACGACCTGCTTTGTTAGATCGTCAACGGTGCGATCGTTTTCGCGGATTGCTTCAGCTCTATCGGCTAGCAGTTTCTCCACTGGTGTGCCACCAACATTAGCGAAAGCAGCATTGGCATCTTCAACCTTGCGGCGCAGGTTTTCCTGTAAATCAACCAGCTGCTGCGTCAAGGTGTTGCGACGTTGCTGAAGCCGCTCTGCTTCTGTTGCGGCACGTTTTGATTCAGCAGCTCGCCTGGCATCTTCGCCAGTCATGTCCAGCGTGTCGCGTCCTCTGCGCCGTCCGGTTCCAGGGGATGGTGCATCCGTGAATAACCGCTGGAATTGCCCCATGTTCGCTTGGAAGCGTTTCATGAAGTCAGCGCCAAAGCGATCGGCCTCAGCCTGCGCACCGGCAAAGTCACCCTTAAATGCCAGGGCAGCTCGCTTCGCAAAGGAACCAATCAACCGAACGGCTTCATCTACCAGCTTGACCATGCCAAGCAGAACAGCAGCCACGCTGCGAATGCCAAATTTGATGACATTGAACAGATCAGTCCAGTCCGTCTTGCTATCGAATAACTCGCCGAACACCTCGACGATTGATTGCAGAGCAGGAAGCAAGGCATCAGTCAGTTCCATTCCGAAGCCTTGTGCCTTAATCCCAAACACGGTCAGCGTGTCATTAAACAGATCAGACCTGGCAGCAAAGTCATCAGAAATCTTGTAAGTGAATTTCTCCATGCTTGCTGCGCCTTCGTTGAGCAGCGGAATCAATGCGGCGCCTGCTTTGCCAAACAAGGCCACCGCCATTTCTGCCTTCTTGGCGCCATCAGGCATGTCGGCGAATTTATCGGCAATCTGCTTAAGCGCCTTGTCAGTGGGAATCAGTTGACCATTTGAGTCTTTGGCCGTAACGCCCAGCTGCTTCAGTCGGCGGTCCATGTCCGCATTGCCTTCTGCGGCCTTTACCAAATTCAGATTCAGCTTGTTGATGCCCTTACCAAGCGCACCCATATCGATATCCGCCAGCTTTGCGGCGTTACCGATGCCAGTCAGTGCAACAGCAGCGATGCCAGTCTTCTGCTGCAGGTTGAACAGTTCATCGCCAGCATCAATAGATTTCTTCACCACAGCGGTAAGGCCACCGACAATCGCGCTACCTGCGATGGCTGCGCCAAATCCAGCGACGGCACCTTTCAGGCCGTTGAATGACATTGCCACATTCTTGGCCTGCCCTTGCAATCCCTGCATGGAATTGCCAAGTCGACGGATGTTGTTCTCGCCTTGAACGTCTGCCTTGATCCGCAGCATGGCCTCCATGTTCATCGCCATGGCTATGCCCCCTGCTTATTGATCACCGACATCGCTGCGGCCTCCATCACCTGAAGATCCTCCAGCAGCGCACGCGGTTCCTCTACGTCGTACAGCTTAAACAGCCAACGCACCGCTGCATAGTCCAGGCCGATAACTCCGCTCATGGTGGTGCGCCATTGCGTCTGCACGCGCAGGAACATCTCAACCGCTGACCAGTTCTCCGGCCAGATGCCGAAGTCCTCATCAGGCGCTGGTGGCAATTCAGGAAGGACAATGCCCAAGGCCGCGGCATCGTCGGCGGTTTCGTCAACGACGCCACCGCCTGCCCAATGCTCAGCGGCCTCGATCAGTTTTTTCGCTTAGCCCCTTTGATGCTGTCCATATAGGCCTTCAACACCGCGATAGCCAAGAAAGGAACCTCCAACAGCTCATCGAGAGCTTTCTGGCTGAAAGGGATTTCCTTGCCCTGATCGTCATTGATGCCAGACCATCCCACCAATACATCGCGAGCGATGTCAGTGATTTGATCTAGATCGCCCAGGTCTTCAAGCTTCTGCAGTTCGGCAACCATTGGACCGATCTTGCTTTGCGGCAAGCGCTTGAACTCTCCATCGAATGTCTGGCGCTCATGGCGGCCACCGTCGATCGGAAGATCAAAGGCGACCGGCCATGAGTATGTGCCGGACTGCTTCAGTACAAAAGCCAAGGTCAGGTGAAAACGAGACTCAGCTCATCATTGCCCGAACTGGTCGGAACTGCAATGAATGGCATGTTCAGCATCTGCACCCCGTCCTGATCGCTGTAGGTCAGGTTGCCCAAATCGGACTGAGCAGTGGTCACCGTGCAGATGTTCCCGCCGGTGGTGCCGTGCTGGAAGGTGATGCTGCCAGTGCTGCTGCCGGTGGCAATCGTGAAGAAGTCCTTGGCTGTGATGGTCGGAGCTTCGATCACGATCGTGCCGCTGGGGGCGCGGTTGGTGATCATGATCTCCTTGGTGCAACCCACCAGCTCGCGGTAGATCACATCATTCGCGATGCTGAAGTTGTAGGACTGCAGGCAGCCGCTGTAGGAGAAGGCGGAGAAGTTGGTGGTGTTGCCCTGCTTGAAGATCAGCGGGGTGGCCTGGTTGGCGTAGGTCGGGGTCGGCAGCGTCTCGTCAGTCGGGGCGTTGTAGATGCCGGTCATCGTGAAGGCGATCACCGGAATCTGGCCAACCTCACCAGTGATCTCGAAGGTGCCGCGGCAGCCGGTCACCTTATGGCGGATTCCATCCTCGTGGTAGTAGATGGTCACGCTCTCGAAACCGCTGCTCTCGGGCGCATAAGTGGCGCTGGTGCTGGTGACCAGCGTCTCGCTCAGGCCGCAGCTACGCAGCACCGGACCGTAGGCCGGGGCGGTGCCAGCAGTACCGGAACCAGCCAGTTCAACCTCAAAGCTCACCTCGACGCGAGTCTGAGCCAGCAGTTGATCGGCTTGCCCCATGTAAGGGCGCACCAGGTCGCGGTTCACGGTCTCAGCGACCAGCGGCTGGATCTCCAGGTTGCGGACCAGGATCGCATTGCTAGCGCCGGTCGGAGTGGAATCCGTGCCGTAGGTCGTTTCAATCTTCGCCAGAATCAAACGCCGGCGTGTCAGAACTGAGGCCATTGGTGGCTACCTCGGGTGTTGGATGGGGAGCCGGCTGAGTCCGGTGGACGAGCTTGCGCTTGCCGGTTTTCTTGTCGACCAGATAGCTGCCGCCCTGGCCTTGGTATTCGTCCATCATCGTAGCTACTACGGACTCTGAGCCAAATTAGCCACCTGAGTTCGATACTTCACCACGAAGTCGCAGGAGATCACGCCAGATGGCTGATCTGCTTCCTGCAGATCAAAGCTAACCCCAGTCGGCTGCACGTCATAGGCGAAACCATTGCAGGTGAGATCGGCCATGATCTTCGCGTGCAGTGATTCAATGATCGGATCAGCAACCTGGTCAGGGATATTCCCGCGCACGATCACCGCAACCCGCACTGTCAAGCTCCAGTCCAGCGTCGGCGCACTGGTTAGCTGCACGCAGACATCATTTATTGGTTCGACCACCAGTGCAGGCAATTCGCCACGAGCCAGCGGCTCGACACGGCTGCGATAAATCCGAGTGCCGACGCCAGTGGTATCGGTCAGGTTGGTGCGGATCCTGGCCAGGATCGACTCACGCCGTGTCGTCATGCCGAAGCCACCTGCACCACTGTGCAAATGATGCCAGGGATGCTCGGATGCGCAGGGCTACCAGAAGCCGCCTCGGCGTGGATATACGCGGCGACGTTGGTGGTCATCCACATCAGTTCGATGTAGTCCCCAGCCGCTAGACCCAGCACGAAGTTCACCGTGCCGATCACATTGCCGTCCACGCCGCCATGGCTGGCGATGATGCTAAAACGGCTGTCGCTAGCAGGCACATCACCGCTGCTACCGCTGTCGTTCTTCCGCAGCCAGACATTCGCATCATGGATCTGCGTATCGGTATTGCTGAACTGAATCGAGAACGTGAAGCTATAGATCCCCGGATGGTCGACCGTGATGCGGCTATTCGAGACAATTTTTACGCCGCGATTCGCCAGATCAACCTTGCGCAGCAAGATCGGATAGGCCGTATCAATCGCAGCTGCAACCTGTGAGGTCTCATCCCAGAAGGATCCCCAATATCCAGGGCAGCCGTGATAGGGCAACTTATTCCACGGCGTCAGGCCATCGCCGATCTTCAAGTTGTCGGTCTCTTTCTCGATGCCAGGCTCTCCTGCCATCAGCACTGGATTCAGCGCTGACCACTGGCTGCGAGTGTTGACCTTGAAGGGACCGCTCATGTCTTCTGGATCCCGAGTTGAACGAATTTGCCGTCGTCGAGCAGCATGGTCTCGCGGACGGTGTAAGCAGTCCCATCCACAGTGATCGAATCGCCGCGGATGAGACTGCCGAAGGCGGAGGTCCTGGCGGTCAGCGTGTAGTCGGTGGTGAGCACCATCCCATCGCTGATCACCTGGCTGGGCATGTCCAGGATTCCGTTAGCGGTAGTGGCGCCAGCAGTACAGCTGACGCCAAAGTCCGCCAGGAAGATGTCCAGATCCTCCGTCAGCGCCATGATCAGCCGTACTTCGCAGAAGCCAGACCGAGCACAGCCACAGCACCAGCGCCGGTGCCACCAGCCACCGTCACAGAGACCTTCACAAAGCGCTTCAGGGAAGTCACGTTGACGTAGATCTTCTGCAGCGAGGCAGTGTTGGCGGAGGTAGTGGTGAAGGCGCCGCCGCTCACATCGGTGTAGGAACCACCGGAGGTGTCGGATTCAGTCAGCTTCACGGCGTAGGTGACGCCAGCACCGCCGGCTTCGGCGTCCAGCAGCACAGCCATGTCGCCTTCGTAGCCCTGCAGATCGATGGCAGAGCCGGTCCCGGTGGCAGTCACAACGTCGTTGCGCAGCAGACCCAGGACCGTGGTCTTAGAACCAAGGTTGTGGATGGTCATGATTTAGCCCTCCGTCGAGGGGTAGATGGTTTGGGTGTTGGTTGAGCAATGACCTCAACCAGGTCGGCCACCTTGTCAGCGACCTCAACAGCTTTGCCAATACCGATCAGGAACTTGGCGTCGGAGGGAGAGGCCTCATGGACCTCCCCCAACCGGATCACCTGTCCAGCCAGCACGGTTTGCCGTAGGACCTTGATCAACATGATCAGAGGCTGTCGTTGCCGCGGCTGAACGACTCGGGATGACGGATTGCGATGTCGCAGTCCTGCATCGCCACAACGCGAACGGTGCCGCTGGTGCTGTGGGTGTAGGGGTCCACCATCAGATCCAGGCCGGAGAAGTAGCCGATGATCAGGTCAGCGAAGTTGCCGAACCACAGATCGCCGGAAGCCACCTGGTTGGACAGCACACCGCGATAGCCGTTGACCTCGCCGTTCTCCATGATGAAGATGCCGGAGCCGGCGTCCTTCTTCGTGGTCTTCAGGTTGCCGCGCATGGCAGCGTTCATCAGATACACGGGGAAACCGAGCAGAGCGTTGGCGGTAGCCACGTCGCTCTCCAGGTCCACCACCTCAGCGAAGGTAGGAGCAGCAGCGGCGAAGTCGACGGTGCCGATGCCGGTGGTGTTCTTCAGACCCAGGGGCTCATTGCTGGCGCCAGTGCCATACAGACCTGCGTAGTCGATCTTCAGGGCGATCACGCTGGCCAGGTCGTTGCGCACCATGTTCTCCACATCGATGGAGGACTGGATCATCAGACGACGACTAAAGTCCGTGTAGGCAGCAACGGTGCGGGGCACCAGGCTCACCTGGTCGACGGTCTGCTGGGACTCGGTGGGGGAACCGGACTCAGCCACCCAGTAGGCGGTAGCAGCGCCGGACTGGCGGGGGATAGCCACGTTGCCGGTCAGGCCGGTCAGCACGGTGGCGCCAGCTTGATCCAGAGCCGAAGCGTTGCGGAGCAGATCGATGAAGGAGCCAGCATCCAGCTCGGTGGCAACCAGGTTGCCGCCGGCAGAAGCGGTGCCCACGTTCAGGTCGCGGCGCAGCACTTCCTGGGGCACGGTGATGCCGCGGGACTGACGGCCGAGCTTGGCAGCAGCAGCTTCAGAGGCCTCGATCTCGAACGCAGCAGCCTCACGGGCAGAGCGATCGGTCGGGTTGGACAGATAGTTGATGGCACGCAGGAAGGAGAAGCTGCGGCTCTCCTTCTCGCTCAGGCCGATTTCAGCGGCGCTCATGTTGACGGGCTCCTGGGGGATGTTCATTTTGTCCAGAACAGCCGCGCGAGCTTCGTCGATAGAACGACCAGACTCGATCAGCTGCCGGCCGAGGTCGGCCATCCCGTGCTTATCGCACAGGGCGGAAATGTCAGCGATGCGCGAGCGCTCAGCCTCAGCGGCTTCAGCCCGCACCACTGCCAGATCAGGGGTGGTGTTTTCCATTGAAGGAAGGGGATCAGGTGTTGGTGCTGCCGAAGCAGCGTCATCAGTGGGCTCCAGCGAGCGGCCGATGCCCACGGTTTTGTCCGCCGGTACAGAGACCACAGAGATCTCATACGGGGACCAAGCAGTAGCAACAAAGTCGCCACTACCACGCTCCTCCATTTTGTCGATGGAGTAGCCGAAGGAGACATTCCGAAGAATGCCATCCTTCACATCGCTCAAGATTTCCTGAGCGAATGCGTTGCGGCTGAACCGCACACGCGCATAACCTCTCCGGCGTTTGCCATCGATATATGCACGCTCCACTACTCCGATCACTTTGTCGGGGTTGTGGTTGAACAACAGCGGGGCGCTGTCATTCAGGCGACTAAGATCAGCCGCCTTCGGTTCATGGCTCAGGATTTCGTTGCCGAAATATCGAGCCACCGGATACTCCGAGCTAAATGGAAACTCGAAGGTCCGATCCTCAACAGAATCAAACTCGACAACCTCGCTGCGCTTGTACTTGCCCTCCATGGCACGCAGCGTCGGGATCTTCGTCAGCGTCGAGAACCGATGCCCTACCAACGTCTCGGTCGCTTCCCAGCCGCTATCGCCCTCGCTATAGATCCGAATCAGTGCAGCAGGATCTTCAGCGCTGGCATTGATGCTGAACTCGGAGTCGGGCACGCCCAAGGTGCCCTCGCGCATCACATGCTCGATCCGTCCGCGGGCAGTGCCACCGCTTGAATCCCAACGCACGAAGTCGCCTTCCTTCAGCTCATCCGGTGCAGCACGTTCACCCTCACCATCGCCGGTGGCCTCCTCGAACTCAATCGGATCGAAGTCATGCTCAGACAACCACGCCCGTGCCTCGGCCGGCGTGTACTGCGAACTACGGAAGCGGATGGCCTGGATCTCGCTGGTGCCTTCCTTGATCCCGTAGATGAAATCAATGCCTGAGCCGCCCGCATCGTTCTCTCGACGCAATGAGTCGTACTGATCGGGATCCTTCAACCGAGCAGCGTGCTCATTCGGATAGGGGCGCTCTAAGTCCACCGCGCTTCTTTCTTGTAATGCCTTGATTCTATCGGCCTTCGATGTAGCCCAACTTTGACCAGCATCGCCACCCCAGGCCGCCCATGCCACACGTCCAGGCGATGGATAACCATCCTCCCCAGGACTGAATCCTTCGCCCTGCTTGTCCACCTCATGGCGAGCGAACCATGCCGCCATCGTGATCACCGTGTCGGCACTCAATTCATCACCGCTCAGGATCTGCCCCGCCCTGGTAGCCGCCACCTCAGTGCCACCATCGCGGCCTTCTGCTTTCCAGTCCCGGTAGCGCTGTGCCTCATCCCTCATGCCATCAGTCGGCATCAGGTCAACCTCGGTTCCGGCGACGTTTGCCATCAGTCTCCCTGCAGTTGCTCGCTGAGGTCTTCAGTCCCTTCCTCCTCGGGATAGCTCTCCTCCTCCTCGATCACCGGCTCGGTTTCCTCGAACGGTGGCTCGGTGCCCATCGGCCGCGCAGCCTGCACCGCACCACCTTCCGTGACCTCGCTCGGATCGGTGTCGGTCACGATGTTCAGCTCATCCAGCATCGCCAGCTCGCTCTGGCGTGCAAGAAGCACATCATCCAGGTCGCCGCCCTGCTCAGCGATCACCTGCGAGAGCGTCTTGAAGCCGCAGCGCACCGCGGTCTTGTAGGCATCCACCTCCTTCTGTGGATCCACCCATTCCCAGCTCCGGGGCACCCACTTGCTAGCGCGATAGCGATCAGGGTTGCTCTCATAGCCGGGCAGGTTCAGCGCACCGCTCAGCACCGCCATCTCCAGCCATGCGTTGAACACCGGCTGGTGGAAGTTCTCGATCATGTACCGCTGCAGCACGCGATAAGCGTCGCGCTCCTCCAGCAGGCTCAGCCGGCTGCTGCTGTAGTTGCTCTCCGAGAAGTTCTTGCTGATGCTCTCGAAGCTCACGCCCAAGCCAGCAGCCACAGCACGCAGCATCGAACGCGTGAATGGTTCCAGCTGGCCGTCGGGTGCATTCATGTCGGGCACCGTCACGGTCTGGCCGGGATCCAGATACTTGAACACCCCAGGTTGGAACTCGCTCACGCGCTCGCCTTCATACACATCGTCCGGCGTCAGCTCGCCCTCGGGACTGGTGATGAATCCCATCAGCGCACTGCTCGCCCGCGCACGCACCAGCTCGGCCTCCTCATAGCCCTGCAGCATGTGCAGCCGCATCAGCGCCGAAGCGAACCAGGTCACGCCCCTGGTCTGGCCAGGCCGCTCAGGGATGAACAGATGGATCACCTCATCAGCAGGCACCCGGATCCGGCGGCCTGTCGTCCGCGCGTTGCCGGCATAGGTATCACCCGGATGGTTCGCATAGAAGTGGTACGCCTGCGGCCGCAGATATTGATCCACCTCGATGCCCATCCGCACCGTGTTGCCATCCTTGGCCTGCGGCACATCGTCATCAATCAGGTAGTCCGCCTCCAGCAGCTGCAGCGCGAACGGCACCTTCGAGTCGCCGAACGGCCGGCGGATCATCCTGATGAAGATCTCGCCGCTCTCCGCCAGGCTCCGCACCGCCAAGCGCTCGATGTCATGGAAGCCGAGCAGGCCGCTGACATCGCAGCGATACTTGTTCATCCACTTCTCGAACGCCTCATGGATCTGGGCGTTCATCGCCTCATCCAGCCGGCCGCCACGCAGCATCCGCACCTGTCCCTGATGCCGGATGCCATGACCGATGACGTTGTTCTGGATGGCACGCAAGGCCTGCTTCGCATAATCGTTGTCCCGGCATAACTGCCGCGCACGATTACGCAGTGCCTTGAAGCTCGACTTGATCTCGCTGTCGGCGCTGGTGCCACTGGTCACCCAGTCGCTGGTCAGCCGGCTAACTCGCGCACCCATGTACGCACGCTGCCGCGGCCGAACCGGCTCGAATCCCATCGCCTTGAACAGCCGGGTGCGCAGTCCCATCAGAACCTCACGAACAGATTGAACGGATTGCCCAGACCATTAGCAATCAGCTGAGCCTTCTGCTCGCGCTTCACGTCCGCCTTCAACTTCGTCTCCAGCGCCAGCAGGTCTGCCAGATCGTATTTGCTCAAGCTCCGATTACCAATCGTGTACTGCTTGACTACTCCGCCATTGATGATCGTGCGGATCGCAGCCTGCACTGCATCCAGATCCTTCTGCGCCTGCGTCCGGCCATCCAGCGCAGCAGGTGAACCCGTATAGCTCAGTGCTGCCTTGACCAGCGACTGGCCGCTGCCGAGCGTGATGGTACTGCCTGTCTTGGTAGCAACGGCCTGCCAGTACCAAGTGCCAGCATCGAAGCCAGAACTGGTGCCAGCCGCAATACTGAACTCCCAGCCAGTTCCATACGCAGTGCCGACCACCGTTGCGCCTTCGCTCGCAGCGTTAAACCGCAGGTAGTAGGTCAACGTATAAGCAGCGCTGCTGACCGTATTGCCCAGGTTGTCGACGCCAGCATCATCCCGCCACTGGATCGTGTCGCCTGCTCTGATCTCGCTCGGGATGTTCACGGCCTACCAGTTGCTGACGAAGCTGCTTGCGCCAACCGCGGCAGGCGGCTGCTTTCTTGATCTTAGCGGCGCCTTCTTACCTTCTTCCAACTGCTGACGCAACTGCTCCCACATCGTTGCCTGATTCATCCTGCGCGAATAAATCAACAACGCTGCGTAGGCATACACCGCACAATCAAGCGCCTCGTTTCGATCACCTGCCTTCTTTACCCATTCCCGAATCGGGAAACCACGGTGATACCGCAACGCCTGCCGTTCACTGGTGAGCTGCTTGAAATACTCAGCATCAGCAGCCATGCCGAAGTTCAAGCTGCCGCTGCCTTCGTTATGCCGCAGCCTCCCGAACAGCGTGGTCTTGATCGTGTCAGTCCCCAGCTGGTACAGCACCACACCCTTCTTCAACACCTTGCCGCGCCAGTTCACATCCACCTTGCTGCCCTTGCCAACCGCCGGACTGTTGCGCCGGCTGCTGCCCTTGATTGCAACTACGCCCTGGCGCACGCGCTCGCGCACATAGTTGTAGACCTCATGCGTGCAGTGGCCGCCAGAGTCAATCGCCATCTGCGCGATCTTCAACTCCTTCCCGCCAGCCGTTGCCCATCCGGTAGCCAAGACCTGATCCAACTGCTTCCAAACCTCCAGCTGCGTCGGGTCGCCCATCAGTTCCTGGTGCCACACCATCCAGCCGGTCTCGCCCTCGCCCCATCCCCAGACCGTCACCGCCAGTCGGTTGTCCTGCACGTCGACGCCAGCCGTCAACAGCACTACCCCATCCGGGCAGGTGCCAGGTTCATACGCCAACCGCTTGGCCATCAGGCCGTCAGCATTCACGGCCGCGGCGTAGTCCTCCTCCCAGGTCTCAGCCAGCCGAGTATTCACGAAGGCCTTCAGCGCCGGTCCATCACCCTTCGCCCGCAGGAAGTCATCCACCAACTGCTCCCAGCTGCACCATCCCAGCGGGCTATACAACCCCGACAGATGGAAGCCAGCAGTCCGCCCATCGCTCGGTGCTGTAGCTCGCCATTCACCAGCACTCAGCATCCGCGGCTTATGCACCTCCTCGAATCGCTCGCCGCATTTCTCGCACTCATACCTTGCAGTTTCTGGTCGCCCGTCGTCCCACTTCAGCCTTGACCACTGCAGCCATTGCATCTCACCGCAGCATGGGCACGGCACATAGAACCGCCGCTGGTCGCTGCGCTCATACTCCATCTCGATCCGGCTGAAGTCCTTCACCGTTGGCGTCGAGGTCAGCAGGATCTTCCGCCGCGCGAACGTTGTCGTCCGCCGCTCGGCTAGTGCCACCGGATCACCCTCGCCATCCACATCGCTCGGGAAGGCGTCGATCTCATCTAGGAATAAATACCTACAGGGGGCAGATCGCAGGCCAGTGGCGCTGTTCGCCCCGGTTAATAACAAGATTCCGCCCGGATACTCTTTCGAGAACATCGTGTTGCCCGAGTCCCTAGACCTGGCCGGGGCAATCTTCTCTGATAGGCAAGGCGTTTCGTTGATCAAGCTCTCCAGTCGCTGCTTGCTTAAGCGCTTGGCCATCTCCACGGTCGGCTGCACAGCAAGCAGAGGACCGGGAGCGTGGGCAATGGTGTACCCCAAGAAATTGCTTCCGGCTTCTGTCTTCCCAGTTTGTGCAGCAAACATCATCACCACCCGCTGCACGCTGCTG